CCTAAAGCAGTTGACTTTTATAAACCAAAACAAATAGTAGACTTGTGTGACACTGACGTATACCCTAATGGCGTAGGCACACACTTTGAAAAAACTATAAACTTTAGTATATACAAGCCACACACAGGTAATATACAATTTAAACATTTGTTTTTAGGCACGAATCCAGAATACTATGCTAGTGTTGAAAGAGTAATTGATGATTATCCTAATCACGGGATCTTGACATATGACGAAAAGTATGTTAATATAAAGAATAATAATATATTTGTACCTGTGGAGAATCTTATGAGCTTGTTTGAAACTTATGTTTACACAAAAGAAACATTTGACCCTGCACCTCGTATATTCCAAGAGTGCAAGTACTATGGTAAAACTGTAATTTATCGCAGAGACAAAACACTACAAGATGGAGGCAATGTATACTGGAGACGTGACATTAAAGAACCTAATATACAACCAATTGTAAGTGCTATGGAAACATTTCTCCATAAATATAATAAGTAGGAAGAGATTATGAAAATACATCCTAAATGTTTAGCATTTGGTACTAGAGATAACAAAGGAGCGGCATATACGTCAGATGGATTTATGCTTCCTTGTTGTTGGTTAGATGATCCACCAGTTTACAGATACATTATGCAAGCAGGATTGAAAGATCCTAAACTAGCAGTAGAAAACAATATTAGTTTAGAAGAAATATTTGTGTCTGATACTTGGGAAAACTTTTTCCAAAAATTATTAAACGATCCTGATAACTGTTCCTACATGTGCAAAAAGAAGTGCGGAGTCGACATAGATGCAGATGCTGTTAGAGCCGAAGAAAGAATCGAAGTTAGGGGGCAAGCTAATGGCTCGGATTACTAATGAGTATGTAAAAATGCAGAAAATATGTCGGCCTAACATTGATGCTTCTCATAGATGTATTTTTAGATGTCCACAATGCATTAGACAAAAAACATCTAGCCAAGAACAAATTAGACGTTCTTTTGATTTAGAAGAAGATCAATTTAAGAAAATTCTTGATTACTATGATTACGGTATTACATTTTGCGGACAAATTTCCGACCCTATATATCATCCTAAATTTTTAAACTTGCTTAAAATGTGTGATGGTCAAGGCAAAGCAGTGCGTATTGCTACTGTAGGAAGTGGTAAAAGTGATGAATGGTGGAAAGAAGCATATAGTTACGGCGTAGGAGAAAATGCCTGGTACTTTGGTGTAGATGGCATTGATCAAAAAAGTGAACTGTACAGAATAGGTAGTGATTTTAATGACGTATGGAAACGTATGAAGCAAGGCAGAGACAAAGGGCATGTAATTGTTTGGCAATACATTATTTTTGGTTACAATGAACATGAAGTTGATGAAGCAATAGAAATAGCAAAAAAAGAAGATTTTAGTTTACTCTTTATAAACACAAATAGAGGATTCAATCCAGACAGTCCTCTACTAAGAAAAAATGTAGACTTTCAACTTAAAAGACCAGATAAAAAACATTTGCAAGAAAGAGTAAAAAAAGAATACTGGGAACATAAAACAGAGTCACTAGAAAGATGGCATCGATTGCCAAGAAAAGACGGAAGGAAATAGTATGATATTTAGAGGACCACGGTCATCCATCAGATGGAAGAATTGTTGGATACTTAGAGGCGGAAATAACGTAAGTACTACACTTCTTTGGGGAGAACAACGTGCAGCAGTATATGCTGCTGAAGAAAAACAATATAGAAAAAGTAGAAAAAAACTTGGTCCTGATTGGTATTATTACGACAAAAAAATTACATTTGAATATAACAGTAATGGATTTAGGGCACCGGAATTTGACACTATAGACTGGGCAAACAGCGTAGTAGTATTAGGCGACTCATATACTATGGGTGACGGCAATCCAATTGAGGATATCGCAACATCCCTCTTACAGGACATGTTAGGAATGCCTGTAATAAATCTAGGTATAAGCGGAACCGGCATTGACCGCAGTTGTTGGAATAGTTTAATCTTACATGAAAGCTATCAACACCCAAGAGCAGTAGTTCAACTTTGGTCAAGTATGCATAGATACGCAGAATCGGATGAAGAAACTAACCGAGGTGGCTATGAATACTACTTGCCAAGCCGCAAAGGCTTTTGTCCAAACCACAACTGGTCCGAAAGAAATAAAATGTATGTATTAGCTGATAGAGTATTATGGAGAGATAAACTTCCTTACTACGAAGCAACTCCGTTTCGTGATACAGCAGAGACATTAGAAATAGATCTTCTAAAAAAAGTTGATAAGGGAAGTGACTTAAAGCACTGGGGACGAGAGTCTAACATCATAGCTGCTACAACTATAGCAACAAATTTAAAAAAGCAAGGATTGTAGAATGCCAACATATGATGGCTGGGACCGAGAGTATCAAGAAAACAAACAAGACTACTTAGATGTTTTTGATCGGTTTATGAGTCAAATGAATTACGAAAATAATGAAGACTTTGAACGTAACTTTGCTGAACGTGTAGGACGTAAACATTGTGTTAGTGTAGCAAGTGCTACAGACGCACTACATTTTACATTGTTAGCACACGGTATAGGTGCCGGCGACGAAGTATTAGTAACAGACTTTAGCTGGATTAGTAGTAGTGCTTGTGCAAGTATGGTAGGTGCTACTCCTGTATTTTGTGATATTGAGTTAGGCACATATCACATTAGCTTAGATAGCATCAAACGTATGTACAGTGATAAAGTTAAAGCAATTATATATCCGCACTTGTTTGGCAACATGACTGACACTACAAAAATACAACAGTTCTGCAAAGATAACAATATACTGTTTATTGAAGATGCTGCACAGAGTTTAGGTAGTAGTTTACACGGAATAAAAGCAGGTACTATCGGAGACTGTAGTGTATACAGTTTTAACAGTAATAAAGTCATTGCTGGTATTAACGGCGGTGGAGTTGTACTAACTGACAACGAAGACATTGCTAAACATGTTAAAATAATTAGGCGTCATGGCAAAGATAAAGACTTTAGTATGATAGGTTACAATAGCCGCATGTATGTTCTTAACGCAGAGATTATTAATTTACGCTTGCGACATGCAGAACGCAATCAAGAACGTAGACAACAAATGGCACATGAATATAATACAGCATTTGCAGACTTACCTGTAGTAACACAAGGAATGTCTAATGGACTTAATCATAACTATCACAAATACGTTGTACGATTTGAAGACAAAGACACTAGAAAGCGTGTAAAAACTGGTTTAAACGCTAGTGTACACTACGAAACACCTTTAAGCACAAATACTATGTATAACAGCTTAACCAACAGGAGTGACGCTTGTACAGCGTCTAAGACGGCATCTAATACAGTTTTATCGTTGCCTATACATGCTTGGCTTACTGATAGCGAAATTAACGATGTTATAAAGGTTGTAAAAGATGAAATATAAAAATAAGTTTGGTACTATACACGTTATGAAAGACGGAGATTTGTTTAGAGGAAAAACTCTAGCACTTTCTATGTCTGGTGGCGCCGATAGTACTATGCTATGTTACTTACTTGCAAAGACTAGCCAAAGACATAATTTGCAAATTACTATACAGCCGTATAACGGATACGATACTTGGGCTCCTATAGACTCTGCAAGTGTTCCTAGAATTATAAAGTTTATTCGCAAAAAGTTTCCTGCTGTAGATATACAATGGCCATTGTCGACTGTGTTTAACACTAATGGCAATCACGCACCTAATGACAAAAATATGTATATTAAACCGTTAATAGACAAACTTGAAGCACACAATGTAGTAGACGAAGTAATGAACGGAATATCAATGGGGCCGCCGCTTGAAGTCCAACAAACATTTAAAGATTGGGATAACAAAATAAATGTACGAAGATTGCCAGGATATCACTTATGGAACGAAGTTGAAAGAGCTATAGATCACCTGTCTCCATTTAAACATGTTGATAAAAGATTTGTAGTGCAATGCTATAAAGATTTTGGTATTGAGAAGTTATTAAGGATGACAAACTCGTGTACTGCACCGCAAGGAAACTGTAGCGAATGTTGGTGGTGTCAGGAAAGAAATTGGGCGTTAAATGAAACACTTAGGTAGGAGATGATATGATAGAAGACTCGTTAGGCAAAAGAAAACACGTTATACATTATGATACAGAGGTGATTCCTACTAAAGAAGAAGTAGAAGAAATATTGCGTATAGGTTATTCTCTTGCAACATCAAAGCAAAAAGCATATGCATATAAATTTCATGTATTAGGACCAAATAAAGAACGCAGTAAAAAATTATATAATATAGCTGAAGGTAGAAAAATTGATGTAGATTTTGAAGCCTATGGCACAACTACAGAATCTGAGAATTACTCTGAAAATTGCGGGCTGTTCCATATAATAAGTGCGCCTTATACTTTTCTAATTACGCCTCGTATAGCACCTCCAAACCCGCATTTTAAATACTGGTATGGTTCAACTGGAAGTAAATGGCAACTAGCGGATTGGGAATTTATTAACACAAGAAATAGAGAAACAACTGGAATTGACGTTGGGATGGTTGCTAAAGCAATTACCGGAGCTGCGTTGGATAGAGGCTGGGACGTTTCTTACAATTCTTGTTTTTATAATGATAGAAAAAAGTGGCCTAAATCTATGCCTTTCATAAGTGGGAATACTGGATTTAGACCTATCCTAATGATGACCTTAGGTAAAGGAAAGAAATACTTTTACGAAAGATTATCAGAAGATGGATCAATCAAAAATGATCCTAAATTTAATACCGATCCTCCATTCGAAGATATATTTAATTTTTTTGATGAGGAACAATTATGAGTATTGAAGAAATTTTTAGCAAAAGAAGACAAATAAGATCAGCTTGGGATCAAACAAGACTGCCTTCAAAAGAAACAATTAAAAATTTGCTAGAAAGAACAATGAAAATTGCACCTTCTAAACAGAATGTATACCCTTTTAAAATACACGCATTTGGTCCTAATGACAAAAAAGAAAGAAATATAATATCTCAGATATGTTGTTTATTTACTCACGGAGCAGCAAATAACTTTCAAGATGACGAATTAACTAGACAAAAACTCGGAGAAACTAATAAAGATGCACCTTGGGTATTAGTATTTGAATTAAGAAAATGTGAGCCTAACACATTTATAAAAGAGCATTCAAGAGAGTTTAACGATTGGACAAGATTTACACAAGTTGATGAAAGATTTAGAGAATCTTCAAATAGAACATTAGCTGCTATAGAAGTAGGAATGTTTACAAAGTGTTTAGCGGGATTGTGTTTAGAAAATGATCTTGCAATTTCGTATATTAAATCATTTCCCGAATGGACCTGGAAAGGACAGCGAAATGAATACAGTAAGGATATAAACAAAGTCGGGTTAAGCTGGGATAGTTTACCACAAATTACAGAAGCACCATTATTAGTTGTACAAATTGGCTACAAAGCGGATATGGTAGATTTATTAGCATCAACTGTAGAAGTTGACGGAGTTATACATTCAACTAAGGGCGGAGTGTTTCTAGAAGATAAACCGAGCATAGACGAAATAGTGCAATTTAAAGATTGACGAACGTAGAATTATAAGGAACAATTATGAGTATTGAAGAAATTTTTAGCAAAAGAAGACAAATAAGATCAGCTTGGGATCAAAAAAGATTACCGTCAAAAGAGACAATACACGATTTATTAGAACGAACATTAAACATTGCTCCTTCTAAACAAAACTTATATCCATTTAAAATACATGCTTATGGTCCAGACGATTTAGAAAAAAAAGAAATTATTGGACAAATATGTTCTTTGCATCCAACAGGATCTGTCAATCATATGGATAGCGAAAACAAAAACGGCATGATTAAAACAGAACTAGGAAATTTTAATGTTAACGATTACGTACTAGATGACGAAGGCAATGACATGCGTATATCTCCTTGGATATTAGTATTTGAACAGAGGTTGTGCAAGGCAAATAACTTCATTAAAGAATATTCTAAATTACATAATATAACAGAAGAAGCTAGATTTACACAAATTGACCCGAAAAGATTTAGAGATCCAACTAATACTAAGCTAACCGCTGTTGAAATTGGTATGTTTATAAAATGTTTAGCCGGACTTTGTTTAGAAAACGACTTAGGTATTTCATATATTAAAAGTTTTCCGGAATGGGTTTGGAAAGGACAGCGAAATGAATACAGTAAGAATATAAACAAAGTCGGGTTAAGCTGGGATAGTTTACCTGAAATTACTGAGTCTCCTATTATGATTGTACAAATAGGGCATGTAGCCGATGTTTATGATCATTTTACTAGTAATAGTATGAATCCTAATGGTATACACTGGGAAAACAAACCTAATATTGATGATGTAGTAAGGTTCAACAAGTAATGGCAATTAAAACACTAGAAGAACTAAAAGGATCTGATTATTTAACTGTTGATTTTTATATGACCAAGTCTTGTAATAAGAGTTGTCACTATTGTACAGCGTGGACTCTTGAAATGCGTCACTTAACTGTAGACATGGATTTCTTACGCAAGACGGTTAAGTATTTAAGTCCTTATAAAACAAGGATCTGCTTGTTAGGTGGAGAACCTGGATTGATTAAAAATCTAGATGAAGTAATTGCTGAAATTAAGAAATATCCAAACCTTGTAGTACAAGTTTTATCTAATTCTCTTATTAGAAAATTTTATCCACATGTTTTAGAAGATCCTGAAATAATTTATATAGAACATCTAGTACTTGACTTTTACGAAGACAGAATTGAAAAGTTAGGCAACTACGACTTCTTTAAAGAAAACAATTTAAATAATTATAACTTAATTATACAAACTCCTGGTTACTACGAGTTTAAAGAGAAACACGACTTAACATTTCTTGATCATAAGAATACCGAACTTAAAGAATACAACTCACGGTCACCTACATTTGAAGTTATAGAACAGGCTCCAGAAGTAGAGCGTAGAATGTGTGCAAGATTTCCATTAGTTCCTGTATTTGATTTTGAAATACAAAAAATTAGACATTGTAGTAGAAAAGTAATTAATGGTTCTCGTCAGTTTGATGTTACTGAAGATAACATTGATAAAATGTTTAGTTTTGACTTATTTGATTTTGAAAATTATTGTAAAGTTTGTCCAGACATGATGCCACGGAGACCGGATATACACAGAAACAAAGCTATGGATAAATTAATAGAGCGCGGCGAAGTATGAAAATAGTTGCTGCTGCGGTAAACATACACGATCATAATACATATGATGGTATTTTTCATAATCAAATAGAACGGCATAATAGAAGAAAACACAACCTTAATCGTAAAAATCCTCACGATACTACTTACAGTAGAGAATTTTTTAACGAACATTTTGTACCTAACTATAATACAGATCGTGTATTTGCATTTACTATCTCTAATTTAGGACAAGAGTTTGTACTAGATTTAATTGAAGAAACACTTCCTGATACAGATTTTTTAAAGTTTAATCCAATAAACTTATGGGATAGATTGCATACTAATAGTTACTATTATATTGATCATCATCAGAGTCATGCAGCCTATGCATTTTTAAGTTCAGGGTATCTTGAATCGGATATTTTAGCAATTGACGGGCGGGGCTGGCAGTTTAATTGTATATTTGTTGACAAACACGGTACAATTACTAACTTAAACAAAGAAATTTCAATAGGCGGACTGTGGAATAGACTAGCACAGGATATCGGCTTTGGATACCTTGACGCTGGCAAAGTTATGGGATTGGTAGGATTTGGTAAGTACAATGAAGAAATTTATGCAATGATTCATCAGTATTTAGAAAATCCCAATCACAGATTGCCAGAGGGTGCAAAAGATATTCTACAGCGTGTTACTAAAGAAGATGTAGCCTTTACACTACAGCATGTAACAATCGAGCTTGTTAAGAAACATGTATACCCGCTTAAAACATCTGATAATCTGTGTATTGCAGGCGGTGTTGCATATAACGGTTATATGAATGAGGAATTTACAAAGCATTATACAAATGTTCATGTACCGCCAGCAGTAGGTGATGAAGGCCAATCGCTTGGCACGTACATGCATGCTGATTATATTTTAAACAACAATATACACATTCCAGATGTATATGCAGGTAAAGAATATAACTACACAGGCAATACTAAAGTAGACTTAAAAGAAGTTGCACAAGCTATTGCTGATGGTAAAATTGTTGGGTGGTTTCAAGGCAAAAGCGAAAGCGGTAATAGAGCATTAGGTAACCGTAGCATACTTGCTGACCCTCGTAATCCCAATATTAAAAATATCATTAACAGTAAAATTAAACTACGTGAAGACTTTCGTCCATTTGCTCCTAGTGTACTAGAAGAACATTACAAAGAATACTTTGACACTAATCAACCTAGTCCGTACATGAGTCGTATCATGCCAGTTAAGTCAGATGCTATTCCGGGCGTGACACATGTAGACGGTACAGCACGTATACAGACTGTAACTAGAGAGTTTAATGAACGTTATTATGATTTGATTAACGAGTTTTATAAGATTACAAGTGTTCCTATGTTGCTTAACACTAGCTTCAACTGTCAAGAGCCTATTGTAGAAACACCAGAAGATGCTATTGCTACGTTTAATAAATGCGGATTAGATCTTCTAGTAATCAATAATTATATTATAAGGAAAAAAAATGTTTGACGAAACTTTACTTAGAAATGTTGTTAACGAAATTAAAGAAAATCCAAAACATTCACAAGACTTAATTGATTCGTTTAGTGATAATCAATTTTTAGCAAAAGATAAAATTATTTCAGCAATACTAGAATATGTTAACAAACAATCAGAAGTTATTATAATTGGAAGTTGGTACGGAAGTATTTTAATTCCAAAATTATCTGAACACGTAAAAGAAATATCCTGTATTGATTTAGATAGCCGTGTATTACAAACATCAAAAAATAGATTATTTAAGAATCTTAAAAATATAGAATACATACCAGGTGATGTATTTGAGCTAGATTTAAAAAGATATCATACTACTAATTTAATCATAAATCCTAGTTGCGAACATATGAGACCAATGAGAGAATGGTTGCATTGGAAAAAGGGTATGACATTTGCTGTTACTTCAAACAATATGTATGATATTGAAGGACATGTTAATTGTGTAAGTAGTATTGATGAATTTAAAGAACAGCTACCTAGTAATGCCACAATACTAGTTGAAGATGAAATAAAAGATACTAGAGGCACACGTTACATGCTTGTAGGTAAGTTAACTGCTATTTAAACCGTCTAAGATTAATTATTAATTAAAAACACGTACAACATATAGTTATATACAGCGTTTAAGTAGATTTCTAAATACAATACAAAAAATCTACAAAATCATGCATCTGCGGTACATTAAATGCAGGTTTAATTGCATTATATCAGTAAATTGTAAAAGATGGCTCTTATTGTAGGCTCTCACTAAATTTTTCTTTTAACCAATCAAAGTTGTTTATTAAATTAAGATCAGCGCCGTCAGATAAACCAAACTCCATACCGTTACTAGCACCTTTAATACAGTATTTGCCGAACGGTTTGTCTTTTCCCACTGTTGTCCAAATTCTAAGTCTTTCATTTGTTTCATCATTTTTTTGCCCTTTTATAGTTTTACTTGATAGTTTAGCACATTCTCTAAAAGCACTTTTCCAAGTACTAAAAGGGTCTGTATTAAATGCTGTAATATTTGCAATAGCAGGCATTGCTTTAAATTTGTCACTAATACTAGTTGTCATATCTGTTGAATTAGTATCAACTTCTAACGTTAATTTACGAGGAAATAACTTTACACCACCATAACCGTATTCTAAATTATTAATTGGGTTTTGACTTCTCCATACATGAACATGATCTAACTGATGTGAAGGAACTTCGTATTCAAAATTAAAATTTTCTTTAATAATTGCGTCAGCATCTACGATCCAAAACATCTTAGTAAAACATTTCTTTGCTGCTTTAATATGTGCTTGATGAATTCCTTTTACACCGTGAACTCTCTTAGCTATAGGAAATCGAGATTTTAATTTCGCCCAATTTTCATCTGCATTAGATTCTTGATAACTTATAAAAACAATATCATACATAATTTATTATACACTCTTATTTGTAGCATGTCAACAATTTTTTAAGTAAGACCATATCTCATTTTATCAAACAATTTTAAAAATGTATGTTGATGAGATTTGTTTAAGAACTTTACTTTATTAACTTCTGCAAGTTTTTTTATAGTTTTTAAAATAGTACTGTTATCATCATTACTAATTCTAGATAGTTCGTTACAAATTAAATCAACTTTAATTTCATAATCTAAATAAGAATCATATTTCTCATTAATAAGGTCATAAAATGTAGTATACCCTTGGCTATTTAGATATCTAATCATTTGTTGGCATCCTAATATAATAAATGGTTTTCCCATTACGATTAATTCCCATATTTCTAAATTTGTAAATAATGCATTTACTTCACTCATATAATTTACATTTTTTATAGATTGCTCCTCAGGAGTTATTATTGTAACAAGACTATTCGTATGATGATCAATACTGTCATTCTTAGAAATTATAGTACCCTTATCATATAAATTAGTATCTTTTAATCTGTCTATTAATAGCGTTCTAGTATTAGAATCATTTTTTGAAAAAGTATGAAATAATAACGTAGGGTTAAAGCTATTAATATTATAGTCTTTTACCGGCAACGGAGTCTTAGGTAAATTTCCAAAGAGTTCATACTTTTTCATAGTATTATTGTTATTTTTAATTATTGCCTGACTTTCAATCTGCCACCAATCAATAGAATACGCTTTGTAAGGTAAGAACAACTCTTTATAAGAATTATTAATATCACCTGTTACAATAAAGATATTTTCTAGTGGCACATGTAACCTTACAAATTTGTCTGCTATCTCTTTAATAACATACATTCTCCCGGAATTGGCATTTGTTTGCGTTGGTGCTAATAATAAAAGTTTTAATTTTCCTTTTTTTAAATAATTTAATGTAGTAGGTGGTATTACTACATTTATACCACGTTGCCTTATTTCAAGAGGGTAAAATAAATTTTCACAAAACTTTTTTTTAGTAAAAATATCAATAGCACAGCCGTTTGTTAACATTAAATTGTAAAACCCAGTTACTGGAGATACCATCCAGGCGGACGAATGTATGTTGTTAAACGGAAATGGATATATCCTCTTATTATGTGTATAGCTAGAGAGGCCATTTGGTACTGGTCCTATTTTTGTTATTACATCATAATAAAAATTAATATTAGACATTGTTCTCTCTTATTCTGGATCAATTACATATTGTTGTTGTAATCTAGGAAGTCTAGTAGGATTTTGATGCACTTGCTTAAAAAATTTACTCTGCTGTGCATCTAATGGAGATGCAGCAATAGGAATACTTAATTGATTAATAAGTTTAGTACCTAGATCCTGTGTTACCTCTAATAATGTTTCTTCTGTTACGTCTAATCGACTCCAAAGTTCATTTAAGTATTTAAAGTTTCTAACTTGTACATAATCCCAGTCTGTACACATTGACATATACAATCCTAGTCGAGCTCCGTATACTGCCCATAAGCCGTTTGTTACATCAGCGCCGGCCATTTGCCATACATATAACATATGCAAGCATCGCCAGTGTGTTTTTGTAAGGAAATCACCTTTATCAACTGTGACACCTCTATCAAGAGCAAGTTTTACTCCTTCGCGAAACCCGGCTCTCCATGATTGATGCGGCGTTTCGTTATTATAAACATCGCTATAGCAACTAGTCATTTGGATATATTGTGCATCCCAGCAAAAGTCTACTTGTGCATGACCGTTCTTTGGATCTGCGTTTTCATGTGTTTTCATATTTAACACATAATCTTTAGGCCAACATTTAAGGCCACCGTTGCCGTACATTAGTCCGTTAACTATGTTTTGCCCACACCAAGATATAACTGAATTTTCTAAATTTACATGTTCTTGAAAGTCAATTTCTTGTTGTAAGAAATTAGAATGAACAATATTGTCAGCGTCAACTGTAATAAACCGATCTGTTTCACTTAAATTAGCACAGGCTTTGTGTGCTGCATCGCTTCCTTCAACTCCGTGTACTCGTTTAGCCCAAGGAACTTTAGTTAATAGATCAGCATAATTTTTTTCAGCATTTGGCTCATCATAGCTAAGGTAGATTATGTCATAATCTACAACTTTAAATTTGTTAGTCATTTTATTCCCTTACTATGTGATAAAATTTTTCATATAACACAGGACAGTATAAACTAATATTATCTAAAAATATTAGAGAATTTTTATTTACCGTAATATCAAAAAGTTTATTGTTTATAAAATTTTTCATATCGATTACTAACTCTCCTACTAAGATATTTGGATTATTTTGTTCTGTTATATAAACCGTTTTGTATTGATTTAAATATTTATTATTGGTAAGAATTGTGTTGAGTGTCTTACTACGTTCTTTTGATAGTTGTGCTTTGCCTTGCCATTTCTTTTTCTTCTTGTCTTGAATAATATAAAATGCTGAAGTATTATATGCCCCTGAACTTACTTTTTCAATTTCATGAATACTTTTTTCAACACTAAAGTTATCAAGTTTATCTTTTTTTACTAACGAGTTAAATCCTGTTCCAAGTCCTTCTAAAACTACAAACTCTTGAAGATTCTTTTTTCCTGACACAAATTGAATATATGAGTCTTTGTCAATTTCTATTGAAGTCTTATCAGTGTATACTTCGTTTGTAACTGATAGAACATTTCCAGATTCGTCATAATATACATAAAACATTACAATAACTCCAATTGCTTAATAACACGATCTGTTAAGAATTCTGGTTCAACGTAGTGCAACACATTCTGTTGTAGGAAATTACCTATTAACATAGTCTTATCTTTTGTTATATATGTACCTAATACATTTGTCCATTTATCAGGTACTTCGTACCAGTCTTGACAATGTGGTTTCATATGTGTAAAAGTTATAATAGAATTAGGGTCAGTTATCTCAAAAGAATTATCTAATATCTTACTTGCAATACTACAACTTACATCAAAACTACACCATTTTTGATGATAGTTATCTGCATACTTTCCGTAAAATAGTTTCCAGTTTTTCATTACTAGTTCTAATATATTAAAAAATTCATAAGCATAGTTAGATTTTTTAAAATAATAACATCCACTGTATAAATTTGGTAACGTGTTTTCATCAAAGGTTTTTCTATAATAACGAGAAGTAACTATATCGTTACGATAATTTTTTACATTACTAACAAAAAATAATTCTTTTTTCTCTAGTTTATCCCACCAACGAGTTATATCATGTAACACTAACATATCAACATCCATAACAATAGTATTAGTGTAAGGTGTTATATGATAAACTTTCCAACGATTATCTATCTTCCATTCGTTTTCTGATGCAGAATCACCCCACGGAATTTCTATAATCTTATCAAATACCTTTTTGTATTCTTCCGGAACAGGATCGTTAGTAATTAAGGATACTAGTTGTCCTTTATTAAATTTATGTATACTTAATGCAAGGGCGTATGCCTGTCTTACATAATCTGTTGTAGAATTATTCTGTGCTAATAAACAAAATCCGTTACTCATTTTCAAACTCTTTATCTATCGCTCTTCCTAGACTAAATTTATTCATAACATGAATATTTAAATCTTGTATATTTACTCCAAGATATTTTCCGTTATTTGAATAATCTGTAAAGAACTTTAATGTATTACCGTTTATTTGATCTAACATATCTGTATCATATGCCATATACAGATTACCTGGCATTGTATACGGCCAAATATCTGAGTTTTGAAATCCTCGTAAAATATGAATTGCTATACTAAAAGCAAAATCATTTCTATAATTATTGTTAGGTATTTGATATACTAATCTATAATAGGACCAATTATCTTTAATGTGTTTTACTAAATTAAAATAAAGTTCCATAAAAGGACTTTTCTTAAAATAAAATCCTGTAGCCCACCACATATCAATTGATCGATCACTTATCCTATCAAAATTTTGTACACTACGTACTGTACCTGAAATATCAATTGGTTTTTTATATATCAAGAATTCTGTATCAAGTTTAAAACAATTTAATAATAAATCATTACAGATAATATAATCAACGTCTATAACAATAGTTTCATCAAACGGTGATAGATCATAACAATCAGGCCTGCTATGATTGTTCCAAGGTAATTTTTTTTCTGAATATACTCCATCTAAAAATGTTCGTATTTGTGTAGTACTTGTTTCACCAATTAAAATAACTTGATCAATATATTTCTTATAAAAAGGATATGTTTCTTCTAGATGTGTAATATTATCAGTTACTAGAGCTACTGGTAACTTTAAATGTTCTTTAGATTTTTTTGCACAATAAACTGCTTGTTTTATATAATCAATTTCGCTGTTATTAAGTGCAAAAAGTAGTAACCCTTTTTTCATATATCTAGCAACCCTTTAACGGATCTATTTTTTTTAATTAAATTAAATGCTACTAGGTATTCATTTGTGTTTGTAAAATATATACTAGTAATGTCTTCTAAGAAATTTTCTAATTCTTCAATTTCTATTGGCGAATTATTATCATCAATAAGTATAATACTTTCTTGATCAGTAGAAACCATCATATAACAAAAATTAATTAATTCTTTAGTAATACTAAATTTTCCACCGTTAACATAATGTACGCATTTCTCTAAGAATTTTTCATGTAATAGAGTGCGTTGATTAGTTAATGTAATCATGTAATTTGAAAACTCTAGTGCTTTTTCTAGTCGTTCGTCCATAGAATACTCCCTTAGTAATAGTACTAGTATATACTAAAAACTAAAGTATGTCAACGACTTTATTGGATATTTTGGCTAAAAGTGTATACTGGATCAAGGATAGTTATAGGTGTTGTACACCTAACTTGTGACATAGTAATATTAACGTCACCGTCTACTATTTCGTCTGTTACTGGGTCACCAACATCAGCGTCCGACCAAACAAACTGGAATAATATATTTCCTGATCCATCTAATTTAGCATTAACAGTAAAATTGTTTTCAGCGTATACAGAATCTGATCCAAATTTACGTGCAATTTGTTGATAACTTGTAGTTAAGTCCTCGTTTCCAAACCCAGTGCCAATTGTTGCAGACCCCGAAGTTGTTGTACTACTATTTTTAAGAGTAATAGTTCCGGCATTTGTTAACATTGTTGTCCAATCAGCAGACTTTGTACCTGAGCCATTTATCATAGCAGAGGAAAATCTAATTTCGCCACCTGTATTAAAAAAATGTCTTCTATGGTCATTATTAGTTGCTGCTACTGCTGCACCTGCATTATTTTTACAGTTATACCCACCTGTAAATGTAACTAATACTATTGCTGATAAACTTTGCCAACTTGACGTGTAAGATGCACCTGCTGTTGCTGGTGTAATTTTTGATTCTACTGCAAGATTAGTTGCAAAAACAGTTTCTGGATCAACTTCAACAGACTCTAGCAATCCAGAGAAATCATTTATTCCTTTGTTGTTAGCAGGATTAACAATAGAAAAGTTATCTGAAGCATCACGCAATACTGTACTTCCAGCACTTGTATTTGAAGTATCTGCTCCAATTATATTACCAGAAACAATTTCTCCAACCCCTGTAGTTGTATTTGATTGATGAGAATAAATTAGGTTAATATCTGTTCGTAGGCCTGACCATTGAGCAGCTGATATTTCAGTTGTGCCGGCAATTGCTTGGCCTGTGTTAGCCATTGCAACTCCGTACCCTGCTTTACCTGATCCAATACCTAATATTGCATTCACACGAGATACATAGTTGTTATACTCAGTAACTTCTACATTTGCACCAACTGCGACCATACTTATATTATCCCTTTAATCAACTATATTGTATTTATTAAAATACAACAAGCCTAAAATATTTTATGCTAAGGTAGTAATGTTATTATATGTTGGTGAAGGAACAGAAACATATGTTCCAGAAGCACGTCTTTGTATGATTGAACTTACAACAGTTCCTGTAATATTAGGATCGACTCCACTACCTGACGGATGATTATCTTGATATTGTATTTCAACTTCTATAACATTATCTGCAGATGCTTTTCCGTTAACAATAAAAATATTATCTCCGTATCCACCACCACCTAGTTTGTGAAATAACCTTTGGTAAGATGATGTTAATTCGTAATTTCCTATTGCAGTTGGAACCCCTGATCCTGTGTGTGTAGTAGCATGTAGGCCAATACTAATTGTTCCCATTGCTGATAACAAACTAGCCCAATCTGCATCTTTTGCATTAGTCCCGTCTGATAACTGTCCTGTAACTCTTAGTTGTCCACCTGTGTTAAAGAAATGTCGTCTAGCTGCGGCATCAGAAAATGTTACTGATACAGTGTGTATAAGTGTTCCGTTCCATAATGATGTTCTTGTGCTTGATATTGCTGTTTCTATTGAAGCTTGTGTATCGTCACAGATTAATTTATCACCTTCAATAATAGCAGTTAACGCTAAGTAATCATTAATTCCTTTAGTAGCAAGTGACACTCCGCTAGCGGAAATAGCTTCTGCAGCGCCAATTCTATCTGTTGCTATAACAGCTTCTAATGTTGATAAACTACCAGTTTGGTGAGCTCGACATTTATCAATATCTGCTTTAAGAGCAACTAAATGAGATGCTGTAATAACTGTATTAGCTGCAACACTTGAACTACTTAATGCCTGGCCGTAACCAGTGTCTGTAAATCCTTGTCCTAGAATAGTCTCTATTCTACTCTGTAAGCCATTAAATGTGGCTGCGGTAATTATTTCCTGGGAAGCTACATCAACCACAATTAAATCCTTTGTTTAGGTTTATACTTTTAATACACATTCAACTAATTTTTCACCTTTATCACTATTGGATGCTAACGCAATACCTACAATGTGTTGACCTTTTGAATTGTTTGTTTGGCAAACTCCATCTTCGCCTACGTATACTGCATTGCCTTTTTCTACTGCGCCAATAATACGAATTGGTACTCGACCTTTTAATCCAATTATTTGACCTTCACTTTCGGCATTCATTAGATACGCTGGAGAGTCTGACACTACTCCAATACTTATATCATTTCCTGTAGCTGGGGCTGCTTCGTGATCTGGATGAGTACAAATAGCCATTGCTGTTCCTACTGAATGTTCTTCAGCTGTTGTATATTTTTCTGCTAAATCAGCATATTGTGCTTGTGTTGAAATACCAACAAAGTAATTAGCTTTTAACGACCCTGCTGGGATTGTTTGTGCATTAACTACCTCAGAAGCAGCAGTTCTTGTTGCAACTGTTCCGTTAGCAATAGTTTCTGATCCTGCTCTTGAAGTTCCGTTTACAACTAATGCTGTAGCTTTTTCTGAAGTACCTGTAAAGTTAGTTGCGTATATGTTACTAAACACATGATCTGCATTACCTAAAGTTACGGCTTCAGTCGATACATTATCAGCTGCTAATCCTGGAATAACTGAGTTTGAATAAATTTTTAAAGGATTCTTAATTACACCTAAAGTATTTTTTGCTCTAATACTTATAAGTGTTCCTACTTCGTTAGCAATTACTGCCTCATTGCCATTTTCAATTTTGATTCTAAGATCGTTTGAGTCACCAACAGCAATACCTACATCAGCAAATTCTGCTAAAGTAGTAAAGTTTGCATCACCTGTTTGAATAAAGTTACCGGCATCAATTCCGCCTAACTTTAATGCATTAGAAGAAGTTCCCCAATATATAAAATTAGTTGAAGTAACCCCACCTGTTGAATTAACAGTATTCTTTAACGTCATACCTTGTTTGATAATATCAAACCCAGCAATAGCATTAGTTACGTCAGTTGAATCAATTGTAAATGTTTGATTAGATACAATCATTGTTGTTTCGTCATTAATAACTGCTTTAATTATTGCTCTTGATGTTCCTAAATTATCATTTACTGATGCAGACTGCCATTGTGTTACTGTTTCGCCAACATTTTGTGGGCCAACAAGTATGAAAGTTGTACCATTATAAGCGTATAACTGTTCGTTAGTAGTATCCCACCAAAAATCTCCAGTAGTTAATCCTGAAGGTTGTGTAGCAGAAATTTCTGCTCCGCCTGTAGTACGGAATTTAGTGCCGTCATAAAACTTTAATTTTCTTGTTGAACTATCAAACCAAATTTGCCCTGAAATTGCTTTTGGAGGAGCATTTGCACCCGAAAAGTTTTCTAATAAAAATACAAAGTTTTCATTTTGTATTTCTCCGTATCCAGCATAATTTTTACCAACTAACTTTAGATCAGTTGTCTGGTCAATGGTTCCGTCCTCGACAACCGTTAGTTGAGTGTTATTATATTTGTCAATCGTGTATGCCATTTTTCTTTAACCCCTAATATGCATTATATTAATAGTATTTATCAGCATTATGGATAATTACTCGTGCTTGCATGTGCCCATGCTGTTCCGTTACTGGTAAAAATCATAGTATATCTAGTTGGCGTAATTGATGCCGTTCCTGAAACACCTCCAGCTGCTACTGCAAGATCTTGTAATACAGACTGTGAAGATGATACATTATCTTTATCTACTGCTATATATGACTTGTTTAATGCTCCTGCTAATAATCCTTGACTAATATTAATTGTGGCTCCTGCATAATCTGTACAATGTACTGTGGCTGTAGCCCCATTTTTTGTAGCAGCAGGATACATTGTTTGTAAAACTGAAATAACATTTGTAAACGGACCATTCCCTATGCCGCCGGCATTAGGACTTGAAAATCCTGTAATATCTAAGTTGATTCCAACATTGTCAGCATCAATCTGTGTATCTACATAATTCTTTGTAGCAACTCCTTGGGCTGCTATTGGATCAACTACCCCTGTAATTTTCTGTGTGCTAACTGCTATATCGCCGCTTGCAACTATATTGAGACCACCGCCGCTTGCAGTAATTGTAGATCCATTAAAATTAAGATTATCAATATCAAGAGAACCCAATGTTCCAATATTAACTAAACCTGTTGCTGTTGTAACTGTTGACGCAAGTTCTGTTTTACTTAAAACTATAGTTCCATCAATTTTATAAGCAGGATCTGCATTAATACTGTTAGTTGTTAAATTTAAATCTTGATTAAATGTCCAACTATCAGTTGCGTTTACCCAAGAAAGTTCTTTGTCGCCGTCTGACGATTTTAAAATAATTCCACCACCGTCAATTACTGCATCAGCACCAACTGTACTATCATCTTGTATACCTAGTTCTATATTCTTATCTTCAACACGTAAAGTTGAAGTATTTAAGTATGTTGTATCTCCTGATACTAGCAAGTTTCCACCTACTGTTACATTTCCTGAAAATTTTCCAGCACCAGTAACGTCAAACTCAACTGTTGGTGTGTCATTAAATATACCAACTCGTTTACTTGTTGCATCAACAAGTATTCCTGAGATGTAAGCATTACCTTCTCTTACTTTTAGATTAATGTCTGTATTAGCTTGTTGAGCTTCTAGTTCTACTTGGTTAGTTACTGAATTAACTTTTAAAATACCGTATTCAACATCACCAATATTAATAGCAAGCCCTGCTTGATTCTTAATAGAAAGTTTTCCAGTTGTTTGTGTTGCTCCTACTGCACTCACAAAGCTAGTTGTATTGAAAGATACTCCTGCATCGTCAACTAATGCTTTTGCAGACGCTGCTGTTCCCCAATATGTAAAATCAGTTGTAACAGGATTAAATCCTTTTTTGTATAACTGCCTTTTTGGAGTTTGTGTATCATTTGTATCTTGTGGATATCCTGGAATACCATTTACAAGTTCAACATAATATTGACTATCAGTAAACACACCGACTAGCACTCCTGCTATATATAATTTTAAGGCAGTTCTTGTAATATTGATAGAATCAATAACTGATTGCGTATCGAATCCTGTTTTCTGTTGTCCCGCTTGATAACTAGGTCCAACTAATACTAAGTCAGTTCCATCATAAAAATGTAACTGATTGTTTTTACTATCAATCCACAAATCTCCTGAAACCATTGATGGTTGTATTGCAGAAACAATTGGTCCACCTGCAGCACCAAACGAAGTACCGTTGTATATTTGTAGCCGCTGACCAACAGTATCATACCATAGTTGACCAGTTACTGGTGTTCCTGGAGCAGAAGTGCTTGCAAAACTTTCTAATAATTTCACAAAATTTTCATTAAATGCTTCACCAAATCCTGTATAATTTCTACCAACAAGTGTTAACGTAGTTGACGCTATATCAATTTGACCATCTACTAAGTCAACTAGTAAGTCTCCGTTAGTTTTATTAATTCTATAACTCATTTAAGTGCTCCTGCCAGTATAGATGATATAATTGGTAATCAAATGCGGATTCATTAAGTCTAATGCTTGTCCAATAGCTGCATCTGATTCAACACCTCCACTATTTGGCAGATACTGTCCGCCGTTAGCTGCTGTTGGACCATCTCCTCTAAACGCACCAGTGTCTGATGTTGCTGCACTTAAATCATTAATAGCATAAAATTGTGTAAGAGCATCGCCCTTCATATCGTGTTTGTGATCTGGCAAATTAGTAACAGCAATGTTTACATTTGCTTGTCCATCTTGAGAACCTATAACGTCTGCTGATTCGTCTGTTATAACGTTAGCACTGGTGCCGCCCATGTTATCTTTACCAACAGCTGAACGTCCTCTTAAGTCAGGAACTTTAAAAAACCCAGTTGTTACTGATGCTACAGCACCAAAGTTAAATCCAATTGCAGCATAAAGTAATGCATAATCGGAAATTCTATACTCTGTTCCGTCACACAATAACCAATCTGCTGGAGCAGTATTACCACCGTAGGCAAGCATTACTCCTGCAGGGTTAGTAGGCACTGACGCAAATAAATCTGCTCTTGATATTTTTGCAAGCCCTGTTGATCCTGTAACTCTGTTTAACAAAAATTCATCATCTGCTTGCGAAGATGCAATTCCCGTTTTACCACCAATAATTGTATTACTCATAGTAGCTGCAAATGATTTTGTTGATCCGCCTGATTGTCCATCAAACGTAAATGATGTTGCAGTCACATCACCTGTTAACTCAAACGTTGTTGCAGATGTTAGTTTATCTGCAGAGCCTGCTCTGCCAGACACTGTACCACTTACGTTTCCTACTAAGTTACCAGTGAATGCTGTAGAATAAATATTTTTCCATTTTATTGCATCTGTACCTAAACTATAAGCATTATGGGTTGCTGGCATTAAGTTTGTTAATGTACTTGTTCCTGTTATATTTGATGTTCCCCCAATCCAAACGTTTTTAGCAACTCCTATTCCGCCGGCAACTACTACACTACCTGTTCCAATAGTTTCACTTTCAGTAGTTGAATTTATAGCTAATGTTCCACTAGCTTTAATGTTTCCTGTTACATCTAGTGCTTCATCTGGGGCAGTATTATTAACCCCTAGTCTTAAATTTGAATCAATTCTTAGTACAGTAGTTAAGATTCCGCCATTCTTAACACGAACATCAATGTTTGATCCTTCAATTTGATGCTGAATGACTCCTGCTGAACCTTCAATGCCAATATTTAATTCTGCATTTAGTCCGTAATTTATTCCTGTATTATTTTGAATATTAATTGGAAAATTTGATGTACTTGGAACATCGTTTCTTAAGAAATTTGCAGCCGGAACGTCTTTACCTGCTACTATTAATTTTTCTGCTTTTTCAGAAGTTCCTCTATATTTTAAAAATCCTTCTCCAGTAATGTTAATAGTACTTAGATTAAACCCTGTTGATATTGTTGTAAAACCTGATATAGCAGTTTTTGGTGTAAATGATGATGTTGATATAATAACAGCTGGTTTTGATAAAACATCAAGTTGTATAACTGTATAAGAAACGTTATCAGTACCAATGATTGCTCGAGGAGTAACTCCTGTTGATAATCCGTCACTAAATTCAGGTCCAACTAATATCCACCCCGAACCTGAAAACAAATATAATTGTTGATTATCTGTATCAACCCAGAGATCTCCAAGTTGTGAAGCTGATACTTCTGGAGCTGAAACTGCTTTTTTAATACCTGCAGAAGATACCCAATTTGTTCCATCGTATACTTTTAGCGTTTCTGCACCTGTAGTATTATCATACCACAATTGTCCTTCGACACCATTACTTGGTTGTGTATTAAATGCAAAGTTTTCTAATAGATGAAGAAAGTTAGTAGCAATAGCTGAACCATATGCAGTAGTATTTCTTCCAGGTATTTTTAAAGAAGTAGTATCATTTAATGTAAGATCTTCTACTACAATAGTACCCTTGTTTGCAGCGTCTGTATATGATATTGTATATGCCATCTATTTACGCCTCATTAAAACCAGTTAAACTTTGTACTCTAACTGTATAATCTATCTGTATAAGCCTATTAAGTGACTTTTGTACAGGATGGAAAATAACATGAGTAAGAAGTCGTCCAGTTCCGCTTGCAGAGTAGGCTTTAAGACCTAATTCATCAAATACATATAAACTTGAACCATCTGTTGCTGTATCGTATGCATCTTGGCCGCTTGGTTCACTATAATCTAATAAACATGACACTAATACATCAGTATAATTCGTACCGCTTACATGTCTTGTTTCTATTTTGTTTCTTACAGGATCTAAATTATTAACACTTCTATCATCAATAACCTTTGTATGTGTTTGATTATATAGACTAGCATTAGTGCCAGTTGAGTTTGGCGTTAGATATGTAATAATACCGGTAGGGTCAACACTTGTGCCGCCATTACCAAAGCTCATCTCGTATATCCAACCAGACCCTCCGTTGCCAATACTTTCAGCAAGGCTTAAACTCATATTTTCGTAATGAATTGCATTACGCTTATCAATGTACGTGTGATTTGATTCAGGGTCAAAAATCTTAATGTGCCCCTGAATTAGCACTCCGCTCATATCATTTAATTTGTCTGTCATATTGTTTTTCCTGTCATTGTATTTATCGAGGTAGGTCAACACTTGCAGCTCTTAAGAACCTTGCTGGATCTGAATCTGCTTTACTTAATGCAGTTCCAGGAACCGTCCACCTTTTTCCTTGTTTTCGTAGTATAATAATCTTTTGATTTTCGCCAGGAGCGTTTAATAGTGTTAAAACATTCCCTAAAACTGTAAATTCTGCAGCTAAAGTTATATCTCCTTCGCCACTATCTTGCGAAGTACTACTAACTGTTACTCCTAAGTCATTAATACTTTCAAATTTATATGAAGCTATTGCATTCTTTCTTAAACGTTTTCCTGCTACAAATACTTCAAACTCGTTAGTACCACCGGCTCCTGGAGTAAAGTCTAGATCAAACGTGGTACTAGTACCGTCAGCTGTAAATATTGTGCTTAATGTTTCATCTTTATATGGCATAGAAGCATCAATACTTTGATCATATACTTCTACTCCGTATGGATGTATAGGCGGAACTCCTGTTCCTAATGTTCCTCTTTGTAACTGCTTTAATAAGTTACCCTCTTTAATTCGATATTCTATTCTTTCTCCGTTAACCCAAATTATTCCTGGGTATTTAGAGCCTGGCGGTATAGTTGTAATTAAACTAGCATCAACTAATTCAATAGTTTTATCATATGGTCTTAGATCTTTTGCAAGTATATGATTTTTCTCTCCGTCAATTCTTTTATAATGTGTTCTATTAAGCATATCTTTAAACTGGCGCCATCCAAACTTTGTTATTACTGTAGGATTACCAAAATGCAATACCTCAATTCTATCATTTTCATTAAGCTGATTTACAAGTTTAACATATTTGTTATCTTCAGTAACACTATAGTCAACATCAGCAAGTAACAATGTTCCATTTAATATAACCCAAACATATTTAGAATCAACTGCTGGAGTTCTTAATTTAAACAATCCAGCTCTTAAGTTATTTAAGAAATAATACGCTGATGAACCTTTAGTAATAGGCGTTTTTTCAGTTACTGTATAAGACTCTCTTTCAAATTTTTGGCCAACACTATTACTAAATTGATATACTTTTACTTTTGTGCCTGCAACTCTGTCAGATGTAAACGAAATAACAGTCGGAGTTGGTACAAATACCGTTGACGAATCTCCTTGTTGTTCAAACGAACCAAATTTGTATTCACTTTCGTTAATTAGATAAACTAATAACTCATCTCCCGTTTTTCCAATGTCTTGTGCAAGGTTTATTGTGCTTCCTATTTGTTGATCTAAAGGAGTATCACTATCAAATGCTTCTGCACCAATAAATGACCACTGTGTTGAATACTCTAATAGTCGTCCATTTAGGTAAACTTCAATTGCTGAATTTTGAAGTGTTGCAACTGGTACTTGCCATAGATCTAATTTATACTCTCTTGTATCAGAGATTGTAAATGCTTGGTTATATCCTGAATGAAGTATCTTATCGCCTATCTGTACTAATGTGTGAATGCCTGCAGGGCCGTATGAGAACGGTGCTTGACTTAATGTCATAGTATAATTTGTACCGTCTTGTACAAAGTTCTGTGTTGAGTCATCAAGACTACCAAGTCCGCCTTCAACAAATTCATCAACTATAACTTGGCTAAAGGTATTAACGTCAGTGCCATCTCCAATAAACAATGCATACCTAACAACAGCTCCAGCTCTTAACGGTGATGCTAATACAAGCTCAACATTATTTGGATATAATCCTGTACTTTTTACAAGTACAGAATCTAACTTAACTCCGTTGCTAGTTGCAATTGATTGGACATTGTCTGTCCAACGCATATTTGTTTCAAATCTATTTGAGCTTCCGTCACTTATAAAACTATCAATATCTAGGATTTGTAATCCTGCTACTTCAACAAGTGTTAAATTAATCCTTGCACCATTAACAGGAGCAGTTTCAAAATTTATAGTTTTGTTAGTATAATTTACTGTATATCCCAAAGTTGAATCGTCAGTAGTTGGTTCAAGTATATCGTTTCCAACTTTAACAAATAATGAACTTGCAGTAAATGGTGTTTTGCCAAGTTCAAAAGAGCTTGTTACTCCATCGCCTACATAATTTCTATTAACAATTATACTACTTCCACCAGTTGGTCTTTCGTATACTGCAATATCAACAGTGTCTAATACTTGTCCTGGAATAATTTCTTCAGGACCTTTGCTTGTAGTTGGAGTAACAAATCCGTCGCCATCAATAGTAATATCTTCTGCTCTTAAGCCCGTTGCAGAATTATATGCAAGAGTTCCACCAGTTAATGATGTATCATAACTTTCTGGATCATTAATAAAGCTACCATCACTTGTTATCTTTCTTACTATAATAACATCGTCTACACTAGTTGGTATTTCTAATTCTTGTAATTCAATTACTGTAGTTGTTCCGTCTCCTGTAATACTTTGCATTATAGCATTAGGATTTTTAATTATTGATGAATCAAATATTTCTGTCCAGTTAGGGTCATCAAGTCTAACACCATTTCTATATAGGTTATATACAACTCCGTTTTCTAATGGCTTACTTAATGTAATACTAATAGTTGACCCATCAAGTGTAAAAACTTCATCTTCATAAGTTGTATCATATGTATCCCACGAGTCAGTAAACCAAGGCAATGCGTCCCACCCTGACGATCCGCCAAATTCAAAGCTCTTAACTTCAACACCACCGTAATCAATACCATCCATTACTTGTGATAATTCGTTACCAAATTGTCCAGCAACTGGATCATAAAATAAATTAATTCTATCTGCAGCTGTAAGTAATTCTATTGGTTTCTTATATTTAATTACTATTGCAGTACCATCTGCTGGTGGAATAGTGAAAGTAACTCTTCCTGAGTACCTGTCATATCCTTTAGTAATATCTTTAACATTTGTGTAAGTATATTCACTTTGCAGTGCAAGTTCGCCAGCAATAGTAATTTCTATAGTATTAGTTCTAAGGTCCATTGGAAACACAAGATTAAAAATAAACGTAGATCCTGTACCTGTAAAAGTTTCGCTTTCACTAAGTTTAGTTATTATAAACGATCCTGAGATTCTATCAAACTTAATAGTAGAATGTAATCCTCTTACTAAGCCATTACCAATGACCGCTATTAATTTAGCAGGTGTTCCGCCATCAATAGTTGATCCGTTAATTTCAACAACTGGAGGGTTTAAATAGCCACTTCCAGAATTAGTTATTTCTACCGATGCTATCTTTCCACCTGAACCTAATATTGCTATTGCTGTTGCTCCAGAGCCTGTATCAGTTGTACTAGCATCTTGGCCTACAAAATTAATTACAGGTGGTTGAGTGTAACCACTTCCTGCATCTGCTATTTCAACTAACTTAATTTTGTAGGACATATTATCAACCCAGTTTTTGTTTGGGTATGTTGTTAAGTCTGCGTTAGTTCCTACAATAACATTATCTATAATTTTTACAGCCTGTGGAATAATAGACTTAGTAGCATCGTCCCATCTAGGAGGTAAATCAAAGTCAGTTATTAAGTTACCAGAAATATTTAAGTAATTGTAATCACTTATATACTCTCGTAATTTAGATTTAAACGGCTTAACTTCTTTTAAGTATTCTTCATAACTAGGTAGGTTATCATTTTGGAATGTTATCTTTTTATTTAAGTTTCCAACATTGTGACGTGCTTTTACAAAGCTAGTCTTAAACGCCCAGTCAACTAATCCTTGTTCTGAAAAAACATAACGTATACTTGATAAAAATAAATTATTGTATTCAATTGCTAATTCATCAATAAGCAAATTGTCTCGTATTGCTTTAAGGATTATATCAGTTTCTTGTACTGGTTGTGCGTCGTAAACTTTTATATCAAAACTTTCGCTGTCATAACCTGATACTCCAGTATTATAAATTTTTGGTAAAAACTTAATTGTTCCGTTCTGTCGACCAACTGTTTTATAATTTATTGTATAGTCTATTGATGTTGAATTATCAATTTTTTCTAACAATAACCAGCCGCCGGTTCCTACGTTTTCAATTTTAATTATATCACCAGTAGAATCATCTAATGCCTCTAACTGATAACTTGAACTAATTAAATGATTAATAGTTGTAAATTCATTATAGCTAGTAGCATACCAATCAATATAATTCCAGAATAAAGAAGTATCGTAAGATTGACTCTTTCTTCTTATCCATACATCATTGTTTACGCTTCTTTCGTATACTGCCCATTTGCCTAATAATGACGAATCAGTTTTTACAAGTACTGCAAATCTTCTTATGTCTAATGTAGTAAGAGTTGAGTAGCCTGTTCCTTGATCAGTAACCGTTGCTGCTGTAACAGAACCTACACTGTTTATTGTTAGTGTAATGTTTGCAGGAGTTTCAAAATTTCCGTTAATTGTTACGTTAGGAACAACTTTATATCCTCTGCCAGCATCGGTTATTGTAACTCTAACTATTTTACCATCAATAATTACTGGAGTAAGAATTGCTTGAGAAACTTTTGCTGATCCAACAAATTCTAAATCTTCAAAAGTATCTACTGTTAAATCAAATGTATTATTTGATGCGAGCGGAGTGGCTTCTTTAGAAAGAAGGGGTGTAATAATTTTATCGTCAATAATTAAATTTTGTAGTAATACACCGTTAACTCGTTCAACTACTTGTTTAAGGGCTTCTGCTCTATTTACAAACCAAGACTGTCTTGGAGTGTTTAAAATTCCGTATCTTTCTTTAACAGATAGGGTGTAATCAGGCACTGCTCGACCTTGTTTATCATAACCAATTAAACTATCAAACCATTTTCTTTCAATATCTTTATTAGGTCTGCTTGTATCTAATCCAGCAGTAAATAACTGATATTCATTATGGATATTGATATTTTGATTTTCAATTGTCCAATATTGTATGCTTAGTGCAATGTCAGTACCTTCAAGAAAACTCTCACAATTGTGTAAAACAAAACTAGTAGGACTTATAAAGTTAATAAACTTATATCCCATTCCTGCAGGATCATTAATATAACGAGCTACGTTAAAACTACTTATATTTCGACCCTCAATTAATGGCGTTGTTATCTTTCCTTTAACCCAATAATAATATTTTAACGAAAATGTTTGTGATACTGAATCAAATACTCGTTTACTAACAAAGACAGTATCACCATACTTTGTTGTTCCTGTTATATCTTCTGTAACGCCTTCGTCTGTTTGAGAAGTTTCGTTCCATTCTGATGGTAGTAATGTACTTTCAACCCATTCGTATACATCTATAGAATTTCCTGTAAATTGAGTATTCCAAGTATTTGAACTAAAGATTGTATTGCGTTGATAAGGACTCTTAAATTTAGATGTTGATAAATCCCACCATAACTTTCCTATTTGTTCTGGTCCCCAAACTCCTGATTTACTAACATTTACAACTTCGGTGCCAGTTGTATATACAGCTGGATCATAATACAGTTTGTAAGAAAGTTCCTGCTCAGCAATACCTGGTATTTTTCCTTGTATTGGATCTATATAATCAAGATATGTTACTAGCTTGTTTTCTTTTGTATTGTATAATAATACCTTTTTAATCTTATTAGTGTCTACAGTATCTTTAGGAGCAGAATGTGTTTTCCAAATATTTGCTGTAGGTAATTTTCTATAGTTAATAACTGCTCCGTTAGTTCCGGCAGCTACTGTTTGAGTTGGTAAACCTACATATACTTGATTATTATTTGCATACAAGTGTATTCCAAAGTCTTTAACTGAATTAATTTGATTACTGTTAGCAACTGCTTGTGTTGAATCTTCATTAATATAAGATAATGTTTGGCCATATACTAAAGTATCTTCAACAAGTTCATATAGATAAACTACTCCAGTATCTACATACTTTTTAGAAAAAGTTGTAAAGTTGTTATCAAACGTAGTTTGTAGACTTTCATTAGTACTATCAAAGATAGTAGTAGTTTTTGAATCTGCGTTCTTTGCAGTTATTGCTAAAGTATTAATATCAAAAGAAAGTGCTGTTCCAAATAATTCTACACTTTCATTATTTCTACTATACAATGTTTGGGTTAACTCAAAGAATCCTGTTGTTTTATTTTTCGTTAAGATAAACACCCGTCCTTGATCATACAAAACTTCAGTTGGGTTTTCTGCATTACGTTGTACTTCTGATCTAGATTCACCAATTGCTAATACGTTTCCATCTGAACTAATAGAAATATCAGCTCCCCAATTTGTATCTGTAGTTGACCAAGTATCATTAGTACTTAACGATGCAGTAAAATTAGTTTCAAGGATGCTTTGGTGCCTTTGATAATTACCGTTTACATTTCTGTAAACTACAACTTGATTGCTACCATAGTCATAACTAGCTAATCCTACTAGTACTTCGCCGTCTTTTGATATGTCAATTCTGCTAAAGTTGTACATACTTCCTTGATCAAGAACTGTACTAGGATCGGAACTATCAAATATTGGTACAATTTCTGTGTTGTTAGGAACATATCCTAAGTAATCTATAGCAGATGATTGTTGTACCCAATATGTTTCATTAAAAGGTCCAGGAGATAAATTAGTAGTTGCTTTAAATATTGCCCCATCAAGATACATAAGATCGTTAGTTTGATAAGAAACAAGAGTTGAATATGTTCCTTGGAATGTTTTGTCTTTGGCTAATTCCCAGTTCCAAATGTTACCAGTTGCATCAGTACCATTATTAATAAAATATACACGACCTCGCATATATGTACTATCTGTTAAGTCTTGCCCCGATGCATTAAAAAGATCTAAACTCTTATAATCATTTCCTGCGTGAATAAAGGCTCTATATAATTTATTTGCTTTTCTTATTTTAATATCAGAACCTAAGTAAAATTCACTTACTGCTTCAGGAACAATATATGATTGTACAAGTCGAAAAGAATTACTAGTACCAGTTTCATATACAGTATACATTCCTTGATGTGTTAAAGAACTTGCTGTTGCATCAGAAGTAGCCGGAATACTATATATATTGTCCCAATCGTTGTTTACCGTTGATGGTATATTGGCCGCAACAGGAACGCCTTCAACTATGTTTGATTCATAAAACCAATACTCAAAGTTAGTTGCAAAGCTAGTAGTTGGTACTGGAATATCTATTCCAGAATCTACTACAATTAGTTTTCCAATTCCTTCATCGGCTAATCCTAAAGATTTTTTCTGTGTCTCTCCCATAACACGATTAACTTGATATAGTGGACTTGCATCACCAGGAGTACCTATAAATTCTATTTCAGCATTATTGTTAAACAACGATCCGTTTGACCAGTCTCCAGTAACACCAGTAACAAAAATTGTTGCATCTAATGCATCTCGTTGATAGAAAGTAACTATGCCAGTTGCTTCAGTTGTTACATCTCTAACAGTATCACCTACTCTAGGTTCAAACGGTTCACCAAACAAGTTAAATTTAGTAAATCGAAATTTTATATATCCATCCCATAATGCATCAACAGTTAGTGTTTTATTAAGAACGGCATAAGATAACTCAAGTACAGTAGGATCGTTTGCTAGTAATGTACCGTACCTAGGTAACGTTGGCATGTAAAATTTAAATGTACTTGCTGCTGACAGAGTATCAGTAAGAGCCTTTGGAGCTCTTATAACATATTTGGAACTTAAAAACGGATCTGTTACGCCTCCTGCGCCAGGGAGGCCTTGGTAACTTAATGTTTCTATATAACTTGCAAAAGTATCTTCACTAGATACAGTTGCAGTTTCATAATCTCTAGAATTATAATAATAATTTGTTGGTGTTGAACTATCTGTTACTGCTTCTTGATATATTAATCCACGTCCTTGATCTGATGTGGTTGTAAATACCTGATATGATCCTGGCACTGCTATCATCCAAAAACCGTCATAATAGCTATCAACATTTAAAGTTTCTGAAGGAGCAGCAGTTTCGTATTCTCCTACAAAATCACCTCCATCAAGAAACAGACTATCAGTTTTATTAAAGACTCCTGTTATATCATTAATATATAATCCAATGCTTCCGGCGGCTTCATATGAATATACTACTATACCTGTACCGGTTTGCGTTTTAATTTTTTGACCAACAGTTGGTTGATTAGTAAACGAAGAAATCTTTAATACTGCATCAACTTTCATTAATATTGTATGTTCGCCAGTAAAGAACGATGAACTTAATTCAGGTATTCCTGCTCCAACAAACGGTTCTAAGTCAGTGTAGGTTGCTTGTGATTGATTTGCTATTGTTTTTGTATTCCATTTTAACTTAACAACATCACCAACGTCCATACCTGCATACATAACTTTAGGTGCTTTAATTAACACATGATCTGTAGTTATACTAGTAAAAGGATACTTACCTGTTAATATTACATTAACTTGTGGAGAAGTTTCAGTAGTATTTCCGATTGATTCAATTTGCTGTGCTACTGTAGAAAAACTTGAAAATTGTACATTATCAGATTGTGGAACAATTGCTGTTGTAGATTTCCACAATTTGTTATTATAAAAAACAATGTCATCTGTTACATATGCTGTTGTAGGATTGTACTCTTGTTTATATTTTGTTTTTACTTTACTGGCGCTTGGAGATCCAACAATTAAAAACTTTCCGTCTTCAGATAATGCAACACTTGCACCAAATCTTTGTAAATCAGGATCAGTTAATAGTGCATGCTTAGATTCGTCAAATGCGATACCACCAGTATGATCCTCAGTTACTTTATAAAAATTGTTACTATGTTTTACAATTTCATTAACACTATATTCATAATATCTATAAAACTCAATATATGTAACCGCGTTATCTCGCGGTGCTTCTAACGTTTGTGCTAATACAAGATTTCCGTTTGCAGAAGATCTTCTATATATATAAACTTTGCCATCATCTTCATTAGGTGAACCAACAGCTAATATAGTATTACTAGTGTTTGCTGACATTGATGTTGCAAAATATTCATTGTTAATAGATTTGATACTACTAATATCTTGTAACTTTGAAAATGCTGCTGTGTTTTCGTACACTTTCCATTTATTAGTATCTGCTGAATCTACCCAGAATTTTGATTTTGTTGATGCTAGTTTTTGTGCTATTATGTTTAGTGAAGCTAAGTTAGCTGTTCTTACAGAAACTAGTTTACTTAATCTACCAACACATGTCTCAATATCTTCAACAGGTTCAGTAGTTATAAATGTAATCTTTTCTAAACTTATAGACTTAACTTTAAAAAATGCCCCAATTGCTGCTTTAGCAGTTTGAGCACTTGCAAATGAACTATCTGCAGCATCTAACGTTGTAGAAATTAAATCATAAACTCCAAATATATCATCTTTTAAGATATTTTGTGGCGTTGAATTTAATACTACAGTAAATTCTGTTGCGCCGCCTATAACTTTTTCAACCTTAAAATTAGTGTCTTCGTGTTTATATATATTCCAACTTAACTTATCGTTACCTACCCATATAAGATCGCCTTGATTACAAGTTGAGAAATCAATATTTAATATTGAATCAAAAGTATTAACAATAAACTTTACATCTTCTTGGTCAACGTATCCACTATCTTTAATATATCCTTGTTCTGAAGCAACATACTTTGAGGGGAACGGTGCATGAGTATATTTATTTGGTTTTAAATAAGTTTGGTATGGTTGAATTCGATATATTAAATCTGTCTCTTCACCGGTTATACTTTTTACTAGTTCAATTGGTTGCGGAGACAATCTAAACTGTGATTCATCTAACTTATATTCAACTTCTTCAAATCCTGCAGAAGCACCATACTGTCCTTTTTTAATTGCCCATTCTTCGTAAAATTCTAAACTCTCTTTATCATCATTACCTAGTACATCAAATAGTTTTGTTAATGAATTTAATGTACCTTTGTCCTGAATGAATCCTTGATAAAATTTATACTGACTAACATCGTCATTAATAATATTTTCTAAGTATTTTCTTTTCTGGTACCCGATTAAGTGCTGAGCCATTCGTTGTTGCTCAGCATCAAAATTATCACTGTCTAAGTCATAGAAATCTGCAAATTGGTTTGTCTTATATTCAAAGTTAGGCGTTAACCCAGGAGATGGTTTCTTATCTAATCTATTCCATATGGTTGGATTAAACGTTTCTGTTCCTGGAATCTTTTTACTAGCTGAATAATAAAATTCTTTTTGTTTAACAATATCACCAATGAAATAATCTCTATTTGATTCCCAATTAGTTATAGTTGCCTGATCATAAACAAATCCTTCAATGTTAAGACTACCGTCCCAATTGGTTGTTCTGTAACCAAGTACTTTTATTCGTTCTTGTCTATACCCTGGCTCTGGGTCATAAATTGTATCACTAAACACTGTTTTGTTATCTAGTAATACTACGTGTTCTCTTTGTATTAATGCAAGTTTTATTGCAAATATACCATCAGCAGTATTCTTAGGTCTTAAAATAAACTCATTAGGATCTTGTCGGTCAAGTTGTACAAAATCTTCTGTAAGTTTTTTCCCATCAACTTTAAGAAGTGTATGTCCAACATATGGATCAAAAATATTATCAACTACACTATAAAGTGATTTAAATTTTAATTGTGAAGAACTAGGACTTAAACTTATTAACGTTCCTTCTGCCCAATTATGTAATGTCCAATAAGTAAATTCTTTTGTTGAAGTTTCCCAGTTATCTACTACACCTTCATCTGCTCTATAATTATCAAATACAAATCCAATAGATTCTAAATACTTTCCGTATCCTTGTAAAAAATCTGCTACCTCTTGTATTGTTTTTAAAACAGTACCATATGCTAATTCTAACGGAGCAAAAGTTGCATACTCTCTTCTTAGGATTAATTCTCTGCCGCCAGTTACTGGTAGCTTTGGTAAGGTTGCAAAATTGCTTGCATCAAACGAACCTGCAATATGTTGTTTTGTTACTCTATAAAATTGTCCACTATTTTCAACTGTAGTACCTACTACATACGTACGACCTGATTCAAATTCTAGATAGGGATCTGATGTTCCGCCTATTGTAATTACAGGATCTTTATCTCTTTCAAACGGTACAAAATATTTAAATGAAGGCGCCGAGGTATCATAACCTTTAATTTTATATCCGTTAGATTGCCGTTCTATCATCACTCCACTATAACTAACTATTTCTACTGGAGAGCTTTTGTTAAGAAAGATACTATAATTCTCTTCTGGTACAAAAACATTACCTTCGTTTAACGGTGTTCTGCTATCTAAAATTAATTTAAATTTATTCTTATCAGTATATCCGCCAACCTTAAATCCTATTTGATTCGTAATAGACCTTAACGATGTTTTATAATTTGTGTAACTTAGAACAACACTTGCTGACATATATCCTGCTACATAATTTACTAGCCCAGAAGTAAATGTTTGTGTAGAATCTAAATGCGTATTTGGAAAAACTAAGTTTGATAATTGAATTTGGTTATTATCAGTTTTGTATATAATTTGTTTTGTTAAGTTTCTTACTTGGTTAATTCTGTCAAACCCCGTGGCTAAAACTTTAGATGGTTGACTTAATGTCCAGCTAGTAATTAATGAGAACGGAAATTCACTACTTCTTCTCCAAGCAGTTTCTGTAGGAGCTTCATCTCCAAATTTAAACGAATCATTTAAATTTCCAGAATTAAAATTTTGAGCATAACCCGAATCATTCGGACTTAACAAATTACCATTTTCATCAACTGGAATATGTGTTAATAGACCTGGTCTCTTATATTTGTTTAGAATTTTAATTTTTGTTTTAGGTTCTCTAACAATACCATTTTGAAGATCGTTCCATAAAATTAAATTATCTTTTGTATACGGTGCAGGACCATAAGTTGTTTTCCACCAAGTAGGCATTACTGAAAATCCTACCATTTCCCATGGATGGGTATGAGGTCTGTCAGTATCATATGCTTGACGATATACTGCTCTCCAAAAACCCGGTAATATGGTTCCGTTTGGAGATGTCATTGATGCGTAGTTAAATGTCCAGGAATTAGTTCTATTAAAAAATTTACTATTTGTATAATCAGCATCAACTAAATTAGACCATTGCATAAAATCTGATAACATAGGAGTATCTACTGATGATTTACTAAAATCAGTAGTTCTAAATTCGCCACCTTTAAAATTATCTAAATCAAATAATGAAGTATCATACTTAACTTTTAAATTATTATAAATCCGTTTTTCTAATTCTATTAAAAGATTATCTCTATAATCTTCATAAGCAACTATTATACTTCCGTCGTGTCCTTGTACTACTTTAGTTGGAGTTTGGTATGTATCATCTATGAATATTTCAGGCACAAATGCAGGATATAATCCTAGCTTAGTTGGAGTTGGGGGAACATAACTTCCGTTTGTAGTTTCGTATTCGTAAATGTCAAGTAAATCGCCTTTTACTTTAGTTGCAGTAACTGAACAAAAACCTTCGCTGTTAAATGTATAATCGTTACCGTGAATTAACTGTACATTATTTAAATAAACTTGTACTGAATCTCTGCTTGGTGTATTTAAACTAAACACCTTAGTTAATGAAAAGTACTGCTGAGTTGAATCGTCTACTGTATATGTAGTTTTCTTTACAGATCCTTGAGGAATCATATCTGAGAAATAAAACGGCATTGAGTTTATTTTATCTTTGTTTATTTCTACTAAGATTCTATCAACGTGATCTTTAACAGGACCTTCCCAACCTAATTCATTTGCAACTTGTAAAAATAATCTTTTAAATTTTCCGTATTCTTTTCGTGCAAATCGTATCGAAGATATTAAGTTAGAATTTTGATCCAACACACTATACATTGCTAGGTTTAATGGTGAACTATGCTTAATAAATTTATTACCAAATTGTGTTACATTTCCTAAATCTCTTAAATTACTTGAACCTGGAAATTTACCTGCAAAATCTGGTAAGTCTTCAACCATACTAGATACGTGACTGTTTACTTCACCTAGTGTAAATTCGCCAATATTATTATTTAATGGGTTTCTTTCTAAGTTACTTGGAAAGTCATAATATCCATTATCATTCTTAACTGCAGCCGACGTTGTTTTAATAACAACTAGATCGCCGTCTGTTAAACTAGTTAATGAAGTGAATGCTGGTGATAAAAATGTAATTGAAGAAAAATTATTAACCGTAGTACCCACTGTGTAATCAATATCTTTAAGTTTTAATTCATTATTTAAAAACACAGTAACAGATAAATCTGCTAATGAAGCACTATCATCATATACATCTATATCAAACACTGAAGTAGAATTATCAAAGACGTATTTTCTTATAACAGGTTGTTTACTGTCAGTTGGTGCTTTTTGCCAGGCGTTTGCATTTATGTATTCAGTTCTATTTGAATAATGTTGAAGAAAAGATACATCTGTATTTTTATAGTATAAATCGTTATTATCTAGATACTCAAATAGTTCATTTAATAAATTAAAATTAAATGTAATATCACCAACGTTTGTTATTGTTCTATATGATAGAACAATGCCAACTTCAGCATCAGCTGTTCCAATAACTCCTTCTTTATAGCTAAAGATTTTGTTACCCGTAAACGTTGAAGAATTATAAATTGTAGTATCACTATAACTAACATTATTCTCATCAAACAAATCAAATAATGGTGCTTGGTTTACTTTAGTTTTTGTTTGTGCTTGTGTCCAAGAAGTTCCATTATAATAATACATTAACCCTTTGTACGTAGTACCTTGAGTAACTAATACTACTTCATTAGACAATGGTTTAGAATATGTTACATCAATTAATGAAATTTGTTTTATAGTTTGGTCAATTTCAATTCCTGGTCCATCAAAATTAAAAAACTTAACTTCAAAAATTCTTCCGTTAACTAATGGGTCTGGATCAGCAGTAAACAAGATCCTCATACCATTAATTAAATCTACACCATCAATATTATATCCTGTACTACCTTCAATAGTAGAAAATACATCTTTAGTATGCGTATCTAAAAGATTAACATTTTCTTTAATACTAGTTCCAAAATTAAATAGTTTTAATCCTGATTCAAATTCAATAATTGGTCGTTTTGCTCTTGCAGACTGATCTACATTAATTGGCTGATTGTTTAATACTGCACTTTGTTCAATAACAGATTTGTGGAACCATCTATTATATCTACTCCATAAATTTCCGTCTTTAGCACTGCGATTAATTAACATGTAATCTCGAACAGTTGGATAACCAATAGCTGTATCAAACGGTTGTCTGTCAAATCCTTGTGCATCAAAATTAATAGCCACGTCATTAACAAACGCACTAGGCACTGTTAATTCTGATTCGTTGATAAGAACAATTTTATCGCCTACACCTTCAACGTAATATTCACCAGTAGCATATTTTGCAGGAGTTACATCACCAATAAAATTAACTTTCATTCCGTTGGTTAAACTAAACCCTGTTCCAGTAGTATATGTTTTCTTTCCTAATATCTCTGCATCAATATCAATAAATGATGCTTCGTCTATATTAGCAACTTTTACTAGTCCTGCAGCATTAACATCGTTATCGGCAACATAGTATAATATACTAGGCGTATCAGCAGTTGGAGTAAATGTTATTGTGCCGTTTTCAGTTCCTTGATTATCAACCCCTGTTGATAATAAAAATGAATCATCTAAATCACGCTTTGATCTAATTGTAAACGGTAGCCCTGGGGTATTAATTTCAAACTTGTATGTAATACCTCTATATAATTTAATAGTTGGATTTTGTGTTAATCCATCTGGAGAGAAAACGTATCCAAAATTGTCGACATTGTCAGCCAATGAAACTGTATAAGTGCTTACTACTTCTGTAGTTTGTCCTCGAACATCTACAACTTGTGGTCCACTTGGAAGCCAATAGTACTCTCTAAAATTAATAAATTTGTCCCAATCAATATGTGGGTTCCAACTATAATATTCTTGTTTATTAGTAATACTATGATCTTTAATCTTTGGATTAAGGCTTGACAGTTGATTCATATAGTCATTGTAATCTTTATAGAATGTTACAGTATCTAAACTATCTTTAATAACAGTAGCTGGTTCAAATTGATAATCTTGTCTGCTAGTTGAAATATCACCAACATAATTATCATCTTTATTAAATGAAGCAGCTGTTTCTCTACCAAAATAACCATTTAATTTTTCAACAGAGCCAGGTTGTATTAATTGATCTAATGTACTAGATAAAAACTTACTATTAGGAACTGTTCTAAAATATCTAGGTAGGTGCTCTTCGCTTTTTCTTTTTGCGTTAGGATCACCGTTTCCACTTTTTTGATTATTATCAAATGCCATTTTTAAATTCTTCCCTTAGGGCTAAACACTTTGTATTCCAGCGGATGCAGCTGATATGCTAGTTGTAACAACTGAGCCTCCTGAAGCTTTGAGCTTGTTTGCTGTTATAGCGTCAATAATAGTAATATTATCAACTGTAGCTGAACTAATAAAAATTTCATCATTTTCAGCTTTAATTTCAAATAGGCTACCAAACACTTGTTCTGATTGTGTAGGTACAATTAAAAATGTTACCACATCTGGAGCAAGTTCTGTCATTACGTAATTTGCCATTTCTGAGAAGAAGAACTTATCTCCAAAGTCCCAGTTTTCAAGTGCAAAATATTCGTTAATTGCTGAAATAATTCTTGACTTAATATCATTATCGTTAAGAACAATGTCTGGATTTTTTACTACTTTAAATATTGCTTGCAAATCTGTTGGTGCCTTTGATCCAAATAGTACTTTGTACTTAACCGGATGATAAATTATTTCATCACTTAATGATTTAATCTTAGCTAGACTGCTGTTATAAGACAGGAACAAAGAATCTGAACTTGCCGGTAACGGTAATTTACTAGTACCATTTAAGTATGCTCTATAATCTGTATCATAACTTCTAGTTAAAATATATGTATCAATAATATTACTAGCACTTGGGTCAATTCTAGAACTATCATCTGCTCCATGCACATAATGGAATGTTAAGTTATCTCTACCTACTCTAGCTCTATAATCAGTAGTTTGAGTTAATATTCCTGTTGTACCATTATAAACTTTAAATACATCAGCAGTTGTAAAATAAAATAATTGTCCGTTAGTGTATGTACTAAGTGCATTTAATAATGATTCGGAACTTAGAATCATTATACCTAATGAGGTTGCACTAACAAAGTTAAAATCTTCAACTCCGTCTGTAGTAGTAAATTTTTGCTGGAATACATACTTTGTTAACGGATTAACAATCTCATTAACTACTGTATCAAAAATATCAGGATCGTCAACTACTCCGTCATCGTCTGTATCAAAAAACGAGATTTCTATTTTTTTACTATCAACATAACCCTCAGCATCTCTATATTCGTCAGTAAGTTCCCAATCGTAATCAACAGTAAATGGATATGCGTTATCAGGCTGTGTGTTTATGTTTAATATACTAATCTTATCTTTAACAATTTTTCCTGTTAGATTATTGTAAATTTTATCCGACGAATCAAAGTAGAAACGTATCTCTTGATCACTTTCAAATATGTATCGCATACCTCTATTTTGAATAGTATATGTTTCACCATTTGTTTTAAATATCAATAACCAACTTGCATCTAGTTGCTGGTTTGAAATATTACCAGTCTTACCTGTGCTAAACTCACTTGCGGTGTTTAAGTTGTTTTCTGTAACAATCCTCCAAGACTGTGTATCTGTATTATATCGTAATCCAAATGTTTTATACGCAAATACTTGATCGATTAATTGTGTTGCGACATCTGCTGCTAATGAAGATGCAAGTCCTGGTCTAATTTCTGCTAATCTAGAGCCCGTTGGAATAATATCATTTAATGATATTGGTCCTGATCCAGTAGTAGCAACTATAGTGCCATCTCCTGTAACGGCAGCTATTTTAACCCACTTATAATCAACAACTCCTTTTTTGCCTGCGTATCCTGTTGTAGAGACTAAATCACTATTAAGGAAACTTTGTCCAGTTGGTGGTAAAAATTTAATTAATGTTTCTGGAACAACTAGCTTTAATATTGATGAAGTATATGTACCTACTTGAGAAGTTATAGATGCTGTGTTTTTAAAATAACCAGTGCTTAGATTAGTAGCTTTAGTAGACTGCGTCCAAGTTATTCCTAAGTCAATTGTAGAAATTTTAGGGAAGTTATTATAATAATAATTTCTTACTTTTTTATTAGTTAATATAGGTTCTATAATATTAACAATTGCGCCTTCAATATCTGTTTTAGTAACAAAACTAAAAGTTGTTTTAGGTTCTAAATTTTCTTTATATAATACTCCATCTGTTCCATATAAACTAGTTCTACTGTACTTTCCAGTAGCATCTATTAAGTCAAAATATCTACTAATACCACTTGATGTTCTATTAACTGACTTTACTTTAATAATTTCTTGACTAACTCCTAATGGTGCTATTTGATAGTCTTCAGCAGTTACCATTCTATTTTGAGTATAATACGTTGAGGGTGCATTTTGTTTAATACTTGCACTTGTTTCACTAGTTGTTGAATTATCAACTGTATATTTTAGTTCATATGTAATTGTTAATGTTTCAATTTTATCTGCGGACGACAAGTAAGGAATTGAAACTGTTATTCCTCTCATATCATCTGGAGTGATAATAACTCTTTGATTTTTGCTTACTCTGTAAAATACACGGAAACTACCTTTTGGTAAATTTCCAAATACACCATCTGAAAATACTAAACTAATTCTATCATCAACTCTAGTTAGTACAGAATAGATATTTTGTATGCTTTTACTTAAACTATTATAAACTACATTGTTACCTTCAACAGCAGCTACTTTAGACCAAAGTTCATTTTCGTTTCCAAACGAGTCTAATTTGTAGAGCCATACATCAGTTTCATTAACATTAGTAGCATCAATTGCAACGACTTGATTTGTGCTAGGACTGGTTATAGTAAACTGTCCTTCATCTATTGACCCTTCTCTAAAATGACTAAAGAAACCAGTATTACTACTTGCATTTCCTCTTCCGTCATCTCGGAATAAAAATGCAAAATTATTACCAGGAAACGGTGCTTCTTCTTGAATAACTTTATCAACTATGTCTGTTGATACAACTTCAAATCTTACTGATCTTCCGTCAACAGATTTAGAAAAACTATAAACCGGAACTTCGTCATTAGTACTAAGCATACGATATTGCTCAGATGGTATTCCTTGCGAAGTATCTTTTTTAATTGGTCTTCCAAATTTTGCATTAGCGGGCAATGTTGAATTAATTACTTTTATAAATTGTTCGTACCAGTCTGGATTAGTAGGGTCATTCCATACTATTGTTTGGTTAGCTAAATTAACATTATTTGAATCTATAATTTCTTCTGAAGTTGTAATACTTTCAACTTTTAACACACCATTGGCTGCTTGATTACGTTTAGGATTGTAAGAAAGCAAACGAGCAAGACGGAGAACTGATTCTCTACGCTCAGCAAGTTCTAAATAATTTTCTCTTGCATTTAAGTCAATACGGAATGAGATATTTTGTCCCATATACGCAATTAGATCAATTAATGCTAGATACTCACTTGACTCGATGTAATCGTTAAAGTCTTCAGGATAGTTTTCCCGAAGGTAATTAATCATTGTACGGCGAAGGTTGTCAAAGTCATAACTTTGAAAATCTGCATTACGGAAAGATTGGTAAACTCGTTTCCAATCCTCTGCTAATAATAATCTATTTTGTCTATCTGTTGCCGACATATCTTACATTCCTTAATTATAACTATTTATGGCATATAGTAAAGTGCGTACATTAAAAACTAAGACTTTAAAAAGCCTGCATCTTCGTCAAATCTCATCCTTAGGGTTTCTGAAATGTTAAACGGAAGATACGTTATAGTACATTCTATTTGTATGCCTTTTTCATATTGGTCAATTAATATACTATTAACATTAGTCCTCGGATCGCTATTAATAATCTTAGTAACATTTTGTGTAATTGCTTCTTTTAGCGACTCAGTTAAAGGTTCAAATAATGCGTCCCATATAATTGTGCCAAATTCAGGATTACTAAGTTTTTCTCCTTGGCGAATATGAAAATGGTTTATTAAATCTTGCTTTATTAATGATATATCATATAGACTAAAAGTAACGTTGTCAGGATTTACTGTACTCATTCCTCTGTAAGATGTTTTAGAGGTAATTGTTTCTATCCTATTATTACCAGGAACAGTGATTTCTGAATATATTTTTTTCTCTATAGTGCTCATAACGTATTTACCTTATTTTTAATCACCTGCAATTACGTCCGGACTGCCAGAATTTGATGCATTAGGAACCCAACTAGCGTGTCCGCCAGTTGCATCACCTTTTCTATGAATTGCTATATTGTTTACAAATACAGTTCCGCTACCTGCAACAGCAGGATCGCCACAGCTAGTAGTATCACCAATACGAACAACTTTTGCGTTGTTAGCATATACATCAGGAGATCCTACAGCATACGCCGTTTGATGGAACGGACTTGGTGAAGGACTTGCATGTCCAATATGTAAATCTAATCCTACTCTAGTTACTTCAGGCATTATGTTGGTCCAACTTGTTGATTATCAGGAGTCCCTTTTCCAGAAGTAGTTGTACTAACTTTACATAATTTTTTTGTTGTATCATTATCAGTAGCTTGTTGATTTGATGTTTTAACAGTTTTAAGAACTGTTGGAGATGTTGTACCTTTAGCTTTTGTATCCTTTGGTTGCACTATATTTGAAGTTTTTTTATTGCCGCCATTAGCAACGTCAGTACTACTATTACTTGCTATATTATCTGTCTTTTCTGGAGTATGTTCTGCTGGATCATAATTTTCATGTCCTGCCCAAGGTTCCGCTTGTGGTGATCTAAATGGTAGATTTGCTGTTTCGGCTGTTGCAGCTGTTGCAGCTGTCGGGCCATTCATATCGATTTTATCTGCTGTTTCAAGATGATGTTTACTTTTAAGATGAAGTGATTTTGCTACTGTAATTTTTCCATCATATCCTGCATTAATTTGCCAATCAAATTCACAAGTTTGTCTAATATCATTACCTGCTTTTATATCAAAATCTTTTCCGGCATTTTGTCTAATATCAATACCGGCTGTAAAGTTAATGTCTCGGGCAGCAGTAAAGTTAATGTCCCTGTCGGCAGTTACATTATAATCATTTTCAGTATGCACACTTACACTGTCTTTTGCATATATGTCAATCTTTCCGTTAGATGTTAATTCAATCCAAGTAGTACCTTTAGCGTTACCAATGTAAATTAAATCTTCACTGTTGTGCAATAGTATTTGATGGCCAGTTCTTGTTTTTAATCGAATTAATTCATTTTGTGGTATTGTTGGGTCACCAGTTTTTTCTTGTTCTTCTACTGACGCATAATCCGATGCTGTTGTTCCTGCATGTCCTTTACGCAAATAACTAGCATCTCCGTCATCCATAACAAACGATGATCCGCCTAATCTACTTGTAGCAATTTGAGTTTTACTACCTGCATTACCGTATCCTGTCTTTGGAGCGCCTTTGCGCCTATCATAAGGTCCAGGAGTACTCATTCCAAATACCATACTTGGTAATTCTCTTCTTACAGTTGATGACGACAATCCCCTAATATGATCTTCTATTAATCCACTAGTTTTTAATACTGCACATGCATCCATATCACACGGTTTAATAAACTTTGTTGTATCTTGTCCTTTATGTTTAGGTAACTTTTTATTATATTCTCCAACAGGAAGACGTTTTGTCTTGTCTTCTGAATTAAATGTTGTTCCGGCTCTTCCAGGAATTTGAAAATTCATATATTCATCTGGAACACATCCTATCCAATAACCATTGTCATGATTACCTTCAACAAATATTACTAATACTAAATTTCCAATATCAGGAGGTACTGCCCACATTCCATAACTTTGTTGTGAGTTTGAAAATCCTTCATTAGCAGTAGTGCCGTTAAAAGGGGTAACACCGTAAAATCCAGGCAAGTATTTTACTTGTGTTGTTTGTCCTGCTGCTTCTGTATTGTTGCCTTCTTCCGTTAAGTATAATATTTCAACTTCTAGCCCGCCCATATATGTTGTGTCAAGGTGACTAACTATTCTTGCAAGAAAAGGGCCAGGATTTCCTGAACCGTGATTGATACTACTAGTTCTTGATAATTTTGACGACATATTAATCTAATCCTTCGTTAGTTGTTGCTAGTAAATTTAGCATATTATTTTAAGTAGAACTATTTTCATTTTTATCTACTTTGCTGATTGGGCCGCCGTCAATATACTTCTGTGTGTTTGAAGATGCTGTATCATCAGGAGGAGTAATCTTTAATCCACTACCGCCAAATGCATCTAACTCTTTCTCTTTTTTAGCTGCATTTTCCGTTGCTGCCTTCTCGTCTTGATTACGTCGTCTAACTAAAGTTAAAGTTTGTTCAAATTTTCCACCCATAAATGAACTCTTAACTTGAAGACATTGATAAAGTCCGCTAAAAGATTTAGCTGGAGCAGATATTCCTCCAAATTCCATCCATCCATTATCTCCAATGTCAAACGGCGTTCTAAAATTTAATACAAGATCAACTTCTGAAGATTGGTAATCAACACTTCCGTCTTTAGTCATGTTTATATACTCAGTTTGTTCAGCAGAATAATTTCCTACTCCGCTATCACCTAGCCAAAACGGATCTCCCCATATTTTTAAATCAACTTCTAGTAAATCTGCATCACTATTTAATATTGCAGAATTAAAATCACGAGCAACTTGTGTTTCAGTCCATTCTTGACCGCCACCGCCGGTTTTTGTTACTAATTTTTTAGCTTCTTCTATTACAGTTGCTGAACCTTCTGACGATATGTCAGTTGACCCTGCGTTTAGTTTATTTGGTGATTCTGATGTATTTGCCGTTGTTTTAGCACCCTGTCCTACAATTTTACTGTCTTTTGAATTTTGTCCTTTTTGAGCTCCAATTCCTACATAAAATGCGTTATTAAATGCTAAGTCAAAATCTATTACATCTTTATTTTTACCAGTGTAGATATAATTGTATTCTTTTGCAGCGTGAGATTTTAATTCTTTCATTCCTGGTGTACGCTTAGTTACTGACGCAAAACGAGATGCATTTACTTTAAAAGGAACTATCCTATATACGTAAGTTTTTGGATTTTGACCAGTAGCATCAACTGTTTTTGGATCAGCAGCCTCATATACCTGAGATTCAACTTTAAACCAATCAACCATATTTTGCGGATCTGGGTTGTTTAGTCTACTTTTTATATCTCTTCCCCAATCGCTTGATAATAGTATCTCTTCAATAATATCTTGTACCTTTGTGCCTGATGTAAATTGAAATGATCGTGTTGTAGTTGGTTCTACTGTTTTTGCTCTACATACTACTCCTTGACCAGCATCACAATTATTAGCATCTACTTGTGGTTTAACTCCTTTATCATTTGCAGATTTAACAATCTTTGATTGACCTATTTCGTTTATATTAAGAGGATTTTCTGCGTAGGTTCTAATTGATTCGCTTACTTCATTTCGTTGTATTGTAATTCCTTGAAGAGTCTCTATAGTTTTATTAAAAGATATTGGAAATGTACCATTATTTAATCCTGAAATACTTGTAAAAAGTTCTCGTTTTCTTTCAGGACTTAGTGTTTTTGTGTCACCTTCTTTTGGAACAGAACTTGTTGCTCCAGTTTTAGTTTCACTAGGTTCACCTAATATTGCTTCATTTTTACTACTGCGTTCTTTTGGGAACATTATAATATATTGATCAACTTTATTAGTTTGTTTTGCTTCTTTACTCTTAAGTAATCTAGTATTTAAAGTTGTTGATAAACTTTTAGCTCCAGACTGTAATATTTCTTGTACAGTATTACCAGTTAAATTTAAATCGGTTTTAGCTGCTTGAGTTTGGTCTCCAAACGATAAATCATCATGTTTTACATATGTTACATCATATGTGCTACCTTGTTCTGTAACATTAAATGAACTTTGAAGAATATGAATTGGAAAATATCTTGTTGCTTGCGAAGCAGTACTTATGTTTCCATTATCGTCCCATCCTTTAAAATGCACTGACAACATAAATGGTGCATCTATATAATTCTTATAACCGCAAGTTAACGCTGCAATTTGTAATGTTTCATAAAACATACCCATGCTATACGGTTCAAAGATTTTAAAAGAGCCACCAAGAGCATCAGCTTGTTTTGTTCCTTTATTATGAGTAAGAACCGAGTCTATTTCAATGTCATCAATATAAAATTCAACAGCTCCAGCTGCTTCATTAGCGGTTAATACTTTTGCCGAACCTGATCCTCCAGAACGACAAATAATATTTTTAGGTCCTCTTAGTCTGTACGTAGAATCTGGTCTATTTAATTCATCAAGTGTTAAACAAGATAACGTCCATATATAAGTGAAAGAGGCATATTTTTCTAATACGTTTGGCCAAGGAGGAGAGGCTGCGCCTGTTTTAAACACATGACTAAATGCATCTAATCCCAACGGATCAGATATTAAAGAGTCTGCTACTGTTTTTATTGATCCAAGTTTTGAAGCTATTGCTCCTTCTAGTTCAGATGGTATTCCTTCAACTGCACTTTTAAGTCCATTAATATTAATATTAGACGAAGTTACTATAGACTTTGCGTTTTTAACAAGGTTATCAGCAGAAGTAACTGCGGTGCCAGCAAGGGTTTTTATCTTGCTTCCTATAATGTTAGTTAATCCTGGTGGCATATTATCCTCCTAAGGATTCAGTTAATCTTGAACCCTGAGGAAGGTATATTTGTGTACCTACAGTCATATCATAAACTGGATCTTTTAATGTATTCATATTACGTTGAGCAAAAACCCACCATAATTTAATTGATCCGTATAAGTCATAAGCTAATAAATCAGGCCTATGTCTATATTGAGATTCAATAGTGTATAATATATCATCATCATATGCAGGTATTGGTCTAATTTTTAAAAACCCTAAATATTGTCCATTAACTATTGTAGTATTAGCATAAGGACTTTCGTTACCATAACTAGCCATTATAAAAATCCATCTCCGTTAATAATACTATCGCCAGCAATAAATTTATCTAAACTAAACTTTGCTACCTTGCGTCTGCTGTATATTGGTTGACATGTTACTGAAATCATACTTGAAAGAGGAACCCAAGTACCGTTTGGTCCAATGTCTACTCTCATATAATCAACATCTGGTTCTAAGTTTACTGTAAAGTTTGTA